GTCGCGCGTGCTGAACTTGCTCTGTTCGAACCGGGTGACCAGATCGACCAGAGACCCGCTGTCCAGCGCGGCCTCCAGTTCAGCCAGCGCGCCCAGGGTCAGGCGCATCACGTGACGCTCGCCATTCATGACCAGCGCCACATCTCCCCTCCATGGATTGGCCATCACGCCACCGGAGTCGCCGTGAACTGCAGCGCGCCCGCCGAGGCCATGGACAGCTCGTAGGTGGCTTCGCCGTTGTAAGCCCCTGCATATTCAACGCTGGTCACCTGGAACGCGCCTTCGACCGTGCCGAAATCGGGGATGATCACCTGAAAATCCGGGGTCTCGCCGTCAAAGAAAATCTGGCGCGCGCGTTCATCCGTGCCCGCATCCTTGAACACACCAGAACCGCTGATGCTGGCGGATTTCACCCCGGCACCGGCCAGCAATTCGCGCCAGCCGCCCTGGCTTTCCAGCGTGGTCACATCGACCTGTTCGGCGTTAAAGCTGATGCGCGTGGCACGCAGCCCCGCCAGTGTTTCGAACTGACCGTCGCCGGTCAGATCCACCTTGATCAACAGATCCTTGCCGTTCTGAGCACCCATGGTCATATCTCCTTGATAGGGTTCCGGGCCAGGCCCGGTTTGCAATCACTGCTGCTGCGGGCCTGCGCCCCCAGTCAGCCTTTCAGCCGATGTCCCGGCCTATTCGTCGATCCGTGCGCGAAAGGTCAGGTCGATCCGACGCAGACCACCGCTTTGGCGCGCCGCGCGGGCCTGGCGGAACCAAAGCCCGACCAGCGTCCCACGGGACAAAGACAGATCCGCGCCGTCCAGCGCCTCGCTGACAAAACCGGCGGCGGTCTTGGCGTCGTGAAACCCGGCCTGTGACGTGATCACGGATACGGTGAAATCATGCTCGGCCCCGGCCGTGCACTGATCGCCGCTGTCACGTACGGTTTCCGGCCCCAGCGCCACATACAGATCGGGCAGCGTACCGACCGGCAGCGCGTCATAAACATGCGCCCCAACCAGCCCCGCCAGATCCGTATCTGCGATCAGCGCGCCGTAAACCGCCTCTTGCAGCGCCTGGGAAAACACGTAGCTCATGGCACCAACTCCTCATTGCAATGGCAGACCAGATAGCGTTCCTGCACATCGGCTTCGGTCACGGCTTCGATGCGGAACAGGCGTGTACCGGCGCGAAAGCGTTGTCCCGCACGGGGGCGGCTTTCCTGCCCAAGCGGCGCGGCGCGCAGCGTCACCTGGAACCCGGTCGCCGACAGCTGGCCAGTCTGACCATCCGCAAGACGCCCCGATTTGGCGCGCAGCTCGGCCCAATGGGTGCCCAGCGCGGTCCAGCTTTCGCTATAGCCGCCAGCGCCATCCTGAATCCTATCGGGATTTTCCAGCACCAGCTGGCGTGTCAGACGCGGCTGTTTCATACCCGAGCCCCCAGACGCACCGGGCGATAGCGCGCGATCAGGCTGGTCACGCCAAAGGGCATACAGCCCTGGCTCAGCGCGGTTTCATGCCGATATTCATAATAATGCGCCGCCAGCAGCAGCACCGCCTGGGCCAGATCCGCCGGCAGATCGTCAAAGCCCGACCCATAGCCCGCCTGAAACCGAACCTCGGCCGCGCCATTCGTGGGAATATGCGGCAGGCAGGCACCGCGAGGGCGCAGCTGCGGAACAAAACTGTCCTGCTCCAGACGATAGGCCGCCGGATCAATCACCGTGGCCACGCCGAACTCATCCACCACCGCCACTTCGCTGACGCTTTGCACCGGGGCGACGGGCAATGGTTGCCCCTGCATGTCGCGCCACTCAGACAGCGTCACAACAAAGCCCCGCGCAATCAGCGCCTTGGAACAGCGCGCCTCGATCGCGGCCAGTGCCGCGCGCAGGAAAGAGCCCAGAACCCCGTCCTGCAGATCATCATCGGCAAAGCCGCTGCCAAGGCGCAGATGCTGCTTTAGCTCTTCGACCGGCATGGCGGCTTCAGGAACCTGTGTTTCTTCGACCAAGATCATGTCAATTCTCCGAATTCCTTGCCCGTCCGTCCCCCAGCCCCGGACAAAGGCGGGCGCGCGCCGCCCATGTTGTTCGGGCGGAGGGGGGGCTGCTGGACAACATGGCGCGCGCGCCCTTGGAAAGGCGGACCGTTCTGGTCCGCCTCCCGTCTCAAAGGCGCAGCTTAGGCAACCGAGATGCGCAGCAGCTTGATCGCAGCGAAATCGCTCACGTCACCGCCAACACGCTTGGTGGCATAGAACAGCACATGCGGCTTGGCGCTGAACGGGTCACGCAGAACGCGCACATCGGGGCGCTCGGCGATGGTGTAACCGGCACCAAAGTCACCAAACGCAACCGGAGTGGTGTCCACACCAATGTCAGGCATGTCCTCGGCGATCAGCACCGGATAGCCCAGCAGACGCGCAGGCTCGCCCGCGGTGAACCCATCGCTCCACAGATGACGGCCATCATTGTCCTTCATCTTGCGCAGCGCACCGGCGGTTTTCGAGTTCATGACAAAAGTCGCATTGGCGCGATACTCGGCACCCAGCGCATAGACCAGGTCCAGCAGCTCGTCACCGGTGTTCAGATCATCGGCAACACCGCTGGCGATATAGCCCAGATTGCCCCAGACCCAGACATCGTTCTGCACAACCGGATGGGTCAGGAAGCCCGTGGGCTTGTCCACACCATCACCATTCACAAAGGCGGTTGCCTCGGAACGGGCGAATTTGTCAGCCACACGACCGGCCAGCCAGGTCTCGATGTCAAAGGCCGAGTCATCCAGCAGGCGCTGCGATACTTTCGGCAGAGCGTTCAGCTCATACAGCGGGATTTGGATGCGCTCGATGGTCGGCGTGGTGGTCTCTGCCGCAGGCGAGGTCTCATCCGCCCAGCCGGCCGAGGTGTCGTTCTGATCAATCAGCACGTCATAAGACGTCGCCTGAACATTCACCACATTCGAAATCGCGCGGATCGACGCGGTCGAAGACAGGGTGGATTTGATGGTTTCCGCAGTCTGCGGATCCACCAGATAGCCACCATCCGAGTTCACGGCAGTGGACATGCCCTTGCCTTCCAGTTCCAGACCACGCAGCGCGTCGTCATCACCGGAACGCAGATAAGCATCAAAGGCTTTCTGATGGGGGGCCTCAACTTCGACAGCGGTCGAAAGGGCCGGGCGGCCCGCAAGGGCAGTCTTGTGATCAAGCATGGTCAGTCGCTCTTCCTGTTTGTTCAGCTTCTTTTGAAGGTCGGCCTGGAGGGCCTGGAAATCCCCGATCAGTCCCGCCATTGCGGCACTCACGCGGGTGGCCGGAGACAGATCTTCCCCGGTCCGAGACTTGGTCTCGGTCTTGTTCATCACCATTTTCCCGTGTCTGAGAGTGGCGCGCGTCAGCCGCCCGCCAGGTTACGACGCATGTCCTCTAGGACATCCGCCAACTCACGCAGGCCCTCCTCCTCCGCCGGAATTTCTTCCGCCTTAGAGGCCACCCGCGCACTGGGAAGCATCGGGAACGTCACCAAGGACACCTCCCAAAGCTCCAGTTCGTTCAAGAGCCGCTGGCCCTTGTCATTCTTTGCCGCCTTCACCGTGCGATAGCCGATGGACAGCCCGTCAATGGCACCCGCCTCGATCAGCGCCGCCGCCTCGCGGCCCTTTTCGACGCTTTCCAGCAGACGGCCTTTGACATAAAGGCCGCGCTCATCCTCGCGCACCTCGTCCCAGATGCCGATCGGCTGGGCCGGATCATGCTGCCACAGCATTTTCACCGCGCGGCCATCCTTGGCCAGCTTGGCCAAAGACCGGGCATAAGCGCCCCGCGCCACCACATCGCCGCCCTGGTCGCAGGCGCCGAACAGGCTGGCATAGCCTTCGATCTTTGTGCCCTCGACCACCGTTATCTCGGCGTCGAAACTGCAGAACTTGTGTTCCAGATCCATACTGGTCTCCTTTGCTCAGGGGGTTGCGTTCAGGAACCCCTGGAAGGCCTCGGCCAGGATCACCCCAGCCACGCCGTACACCGTCAGCCAAAGCCGCTTTTCCAGCCGCTCCATCAGCGCCTCGATCCGATCAAGCCGCATGTTCAGGGCCTCGATCTGCAGCTTGCTCACCCGCTCATGCGCCTCCAGACGCAGGGCAGGCGCGCAGGCAAAGGCCTCGGCCCTGCGCCGCATCTCAGTCACGATCGCCCCCATCCTCGGACAGAACCGGCAGGCCCAGCAGATGGCGCTTTTCCGCCACGCTGAGGAAATCCGCCTTGGCCACGCGCGACCATTGCGCGTCACGCTCCGTCGCCAGCGCCGGGATGCGATCCAGATCGGGGCTCAGCACCACCTCTTCGCCGACAAAATCCGACAGCCAGCGCGACACCGCCGCTGTCACCCGCGCCGCCAATGGCAGCACCGTCAGGCGATAAAAGGCGCGATGCGCTTCGGCGTAATTGGCATAGGTCGCCTCGCCGGGGATCCCCAGCAGCATCGGCGGCACCCCAAAGGCCACCGCGATTTCACGCGCCGCCGCTTCCTTGGTTTTCTGGAATTCCATATCGCTGGGCGAGAACCCCATGGGTTTCCAGTCCAGACCGCCTTCCAGCAACATCGGCCGCCCCGCATTGCGCGCACCCTGATAGTTGCTCTCCATCTCGCTCACGAGCCGGTCATACTGATCGGACGACAAATGCCCCTGCCCCTCGGCCCCCTTCCAGACAATCGCACCGGACGGGCGCGCCGCATTGTCCAGCAGACCCTTGGACCAGCGGCTGGCAGAATTATGCACATCCACCGCCTGCGCTGCCGCCTGCAAAGGCGACAAGCCATAATGATCATCCTGCGGATGGAAATTCTTGATATGGCAGATCGGCGAAACCGCCCCCGTCACGTCAAAGCGATGCTTGCGCCCGCCCACGCTATAGTCATAGGCCACCGGCCAGCCATCCGCGCCAGGCACCAGCGACATGCGATCCGAGCGCAGCACATGCAGCTCAAAGGGCAGGCCCGCCTCACTGGCAACCGCCTCCACATAGCCATCGCCAGACAGCAGCAGCTGGCCATACAGCGCCTCGAACAGTTCAGCGCGGCCCTGGCCCGGATTGGGCGCCTTGATCAGCTTTAGCATCGGATGATCCGCATAGCGCGTCTGCCCATCCTCCAGCACCAGAGGCAGGGCCGAGGCCGCCTCGGCAATCAGCTTCACCGCACGGAACCCAACCGGGTTGCCGGTGAACGCCTGCTTGGTCAGCGAAACGGTGTCCCGCGGCGACCAGGCCACCCGGCCCGCGCTCATATGCGCCACAACCGGCCCCGTGGCCGACGCTTTTGCTTCAGGTGCCTGAACCGGCTTGGCCTCAGCGCCACCCCGCCGCAGAAAATCGAATACCATCGCCTTTCGCTCCTTTGCTGCCCCGGACATCGTTCAAATTGGCCGCAGACATCAGCCCGCGAACAGCGCACCCGCCATTCCCGCCAATCCAAAACCCTGCCTTCAGGATCGTTTCGCCAGGGTCGCCCCCGTCTTCGAAAAACACCCTATGAATTAGACATTAACAGGGGTTTTTGGCACCGTACGGTGCCCCGGCACCCCCCTGATTTTCGTATTTTCCAATGAGGAATCAGAGGGATATCGAAATCTCACCTCACATGATCAACCGCATCTTGGGGGATTGAAATTTCTGATCCCCCGGCAGCACCATCAATTCGGTCAGCGCCCAGACCAGCGCATCCACCCGGTCCGGGCTGCCCTGCCCCTGATAGCCCTGCAGGCTCATCAGGCACATCTGCGCCTCCAGCTCCACCAGACCGCGCGCGTGCTTGACCTTGCCCTGCTCATACAGCGCCGAAACAGGCTCCGCCCGCGCGACCTTGCCCCGCGTGGCATGAACCTTTTTCACCGACAGCATCGGATCCACCTGCCGCAGCAATGTCTCGACCATGGCACCGCCCTGGTTGACCTCGGCCACCACGCGATCCGCCTCCCAGCGCTTCGCCGCATCCACCGCCGCCTCGGCCCAACCTAGCGGAGACAAACCCTGCACGCTGGCATCCTCCAGCACATGCGCGCGCCAGCCCGCCATGTCCTCGTCCATGACCACACCAGCCACGACAATCCCGCAGGTATCCGCCGATTTGCCCTCGCTGGCCGGCGGATCCACCGCCACCACCACGCGGTCAAAGTCCGGCATCCGCCCGGCCCGCGCCTTCTCCAGCATCTCCAGCGTCCAAAGCGCGCCATCGACCTCATCCAGCAACACGCCATCCAGCTCCTGCATCCCCAGACGCGAGCCCTCATAGCGCCGCCGCACCTCCTCAAGGAAACTATCCGCCAGATGCGCCCGGTTCGCCTCGGTCTTGGCGCGGGTTACAACGGTCGAGTCCAGCTCCAGCAATTCTTTCAGCACATCAATCGTGCGCGGAGTCGTGGTCACACAGACCTGAGGATGTTCGCCTAGCCGCAAACCAAATTGCAGCATGTCCCAGGTCTCGCGAGCCTTAGGCCATTTCGCCAGCTCATCCACCCAGGCGCCGTCAAACTGCGGCCCGCGCAGCGATTCCGGGTCATAGGCAGAATAGGCCATGGCCTCGGCCCCGTTGGGCCAGACCAGACAGCGGCGGCTGGCCACCCATTTCGGTTTTCGATCGGGCGGCGAACAGGCCATGATCCCGCTATCGCCAAAAATCATCACCTCGCGCACCTGATCAAAGGTCTCGCCAATCAGGGCCAGCCGCTTGGCCCGACCCGGATCCAGCGGCCGCGCGCCCTCGACCTGCGCGCGCACCCATTCGGCCCCGGCCCGCGTCTTGCCCGCGCCGCGCCCGCCCATACAGACCCAGCTGCGCCAGTCCCCCTCGGGCGGGATCTGATGATCATGCGCCCAGAACTCAAACAGAAAGGGGAGCGCAAGGCGCTCCCCAATGGTCAGCTCATCCAGAAACCTCTTCTGCAC